TTAGACCTTGCTGCTGTCTATGGTACAACGAATGAAGAGTTGCCAAATAAGATTGAACTGACTAGCTCACAAATGATCTTTCAAGTCAAGCGTCCAAATGAATGGAAAAAAGGATGGACGCTTTCAAAAAAGCAACTCACAGAATACTTGGTGGAAATCTTGGGCGAACAACGCGGAAAGGATGTCTTGGAAGGCATCATCCAGCGTCATGAACCCAAGTTAGTTGCCGATGACTTTGGGTTTGAACTCAAGTCTATGTCAACAGAGTAAATACAAGACAGAATTCAACAAACGGATATGCCAACTTGACCTCTACGTGCGCGGATGGAACATAGCGATCCATCCACGTAGAGTAGTAATCTAAAAACTCTTCCTTGATGCTTTCCAAATTGGAATTGATAAATTCAGGTGGAAGACTATCCACGCAAATAGATCCAATCGGAATAACGTATTCGGTTGCAAAGGAACGTTTTTTGATTTCGTCTAAGAGTTTATCGTGAATGGTTGGAAGCGATGGATTCAAACAACCAATACAGGAGAGGATCTTTCTCCATGCGCGATCACGGACATTCTGCTGAGTACGAAGAATATAGTCCGTGGTTATCTCAGTTTGCATTCTGTTGTTGTATTTGTATCTGGGAGTGTTGGCTGTAGATTGCTTACCTCCGCTCGCATCTTTTGTAATGTCTCTTGTAGAATATCCAGTGCTTTTTGGGCTTCTACAAGATCGGCCTCTGGTTTCAATTGATATTGAATACGAACAACGTGTTTTAAAACGTGACTGTTACATTCCAGTGCATGAAGAGCGAGCGTATGCAAACGTTTGGCCATCAATCGTTGTGTGTGATAGATACTAAGAAAATAAAAACGAACGATTGTTTGTAAAGCAAGAAAGCAGCATGGAGACATATTGCCCCTATAACCCGAAGAACCGATACTTCACTGAAGCTGATATTCACAAGATTTTGCGAAAACATGGATTGCCTCATTATCGTGTCACGAATCAACGACTCTTTCAAACAGCGATGGTCCATACGACGTATGTGCGTCGTGCGGATTATACGACTCCTGATGGAACTCCAGCCCAACTAGCCCCATGTCCGCAAGGAGTAATGCCTCTACAGAATGAATCGTATGAATGTCTTGAATTTGAAGGTGATTCGGTCTTGGGTGTTTGTGTCGCAACCTATCTACGCAAGAAATATCCCGAACGCAAACAAGGCTTCTTAACCGACGCACGCAAGGAACTTGTGAATAACGAGAGAATTGGAAGTCTTTCTAAACAAATCGGGCTTGATACATTCTACATTATCAGTCGTCACAATGAAGAATCGGCTGCAATTTCTGGTAGGACGAATCTCAAGAAACTAGGAGATATATTTGAAGCCTTTCTTGGTGCTCTGTGGACCGATTGTGGAAACCGATTTCATATTGTGTATTCCTTTATCGTCAGTATCATGGAAACCTATGTTGATATTGAAGAAGTTGTGAATGCAACCACAAACTACAAAGACTTGTTTCAAAAATATAGTCAAAAGCATTTGCGATGTACGCCGACCTATCAAATGCTTTCCAATGACCCCAAAAAGAACGAAATCCGTGTCGCCGTCTGTGACGACAAAGGAGTTGTTCTTGGATATGGAGTCGGAACCACACGCAAGAAGGCAGAACAAATGGCATGCCGAGAAGCGCTTACTTCCTTCTCTGCGTTACCAGACGCTTCTTCGTGTACCTCTTAATCGTTCGCCCACGTGGATGTAAAATTGTTTTCGTACAAATTGCAATTGCCGCTGATTCCTTGTTGGAACTAGGCAAAGGCTTGACAGTTCGTCGCACCATCTTCACACACCGACTAAATCGCTCGGTTTGACTTTTTCTCTTAAAGCCTCCTTCCATTTTTTGTGTTTAGCGAAGAAGAATATATCCTACACAAGTTATAAAGAAATGGGCGGTGGTCTATTACAACTCGTTGCATATGGTGCTCAGGATGCCTACCTCACTGGCAATCCGCATATCACCTTCTGGAAAATCCTCTACAAGCGCCACACGAACTTCGCCATCGAGGCATTCCGTGTGAACTTCACTGGTGCCCCTGTCTACGGACAACGTGTCGTCGCCGTGGTGAATCGCAATGCCGACTTGATCTGGAAAGGATACGTGGAAATCACACTCCCTGATACGGATAATAGTGCATATGCGTCTGACATCGTGTGGACGTATGGTGCACGTCGTCGCTTGGGTTATGTGCTCCTCCAACAAATTGAAGTTGAAATTGGCGGTCAGGTGATTGATCGTCATTATGGCGAATGGCTCTACTTGTGGGAGACATTGACTGCCGACTACGATACTGCATGGAAGTTGGACGCAATCACTGGCGGAGATCAATTCGGTACAACTACAAACAGCATTGATTGCGGTGGTCGTCCTCCTGTGTTGTACGTTCCTCTTCAGTTCTGGTTCAACCGTAACCCTGGTCTTGCGCTTCCGTTGATTGCTCTTCAATACCACGAAGTGCGCTTCAACATCACGCTCGGAAGTGCCACGGATTTGGTGACTGCAAACACTCAAGCAGGTGCAGGCAAGACAAACATCTCGTATGCTGCCTCTCAACTCCCTGCCTTGAAGGATATGGCATTGTATTTGGATTACGTGTATTTGGATGTGGATGAACGTCGTCGCTTCGCCCAAGAGAGCCATGAATACCTCATCGATCAACTCCAATACACAGGTCAGCAACAAATCACCACTTCCAGTGGTCGTTTGGACTTGACCCTCAACCACCCTGTCAAGGAACTCGTATGGGTCTTCCAAGACAATCGTTATGTGGATTGCGGTGACACCACATTAACAGGTATTCCTTTGCCAGAGGCTGCAAATGGTGGTTCCAGTACGACTGTCACAGGTACTGCAAACTCGTACACACAACCCTTCACGTATTCTGACATTGTGAATCGCGCTCGTCTCCAAATCAACGGCCAAGACCGATTTGATGAGCGTTATGGTGATTATTTCTGGAAGGTCCAACCTTACCAACACCACACTGCAGGTGGTACATCTGCTTGGAATACAGATGCATTGGCTTCCACGACACCCATCAACGTGTATTCCTTTGCAATCCAACCCGAGCAACACCAACCCAGTGGTACTTGCAACTTCTCACGCATTGACAATGCCACCTTGGTGTTTGACAGTGTGACATCTGGTGCAGCTGGTACGTTCCCCAGCAAGGCTTACCCTTACAACTTCCGCATCTACGCCGTGAACTACAACGTCTTCCGCGTTATGTCTGGTATGGGTGGTTTGGCGTACTCGAACTAGGCGGTCCAGCTAGAGTTTGCTTCAATTTCTCTAAATACAAAATAGCATCCATGTGCTCTTCTTGAGCGTGTTGGATCCAATCTAAAACAGATAAATCGGTTCTATCCAGATCCGTTCCGTATTTGGCTTTTCCAACAGCGGAACGTTGCTTGAATTTTTCTACAATTGCGGTCACAATACTATCCATTTATACTTCTTCATCTTGAGCTTCCAAGTAAGTTGGATTACATGATTTCCAGAGGACATATCCGATGACGCTTATCCCAAATAATCCTCCAATTGTCAATACAGCAATCCAATCTTGGTAGGCTTCTTCCATTGTTAAAACAATACTGATTGAGAATAAATGGGTATTCCTCGTATCTATTGGTATGTTCTTCTCATCGTCATGATGGAAACGATGGCAATGTCGTGCTTCAAACGAAGTGTAGATAATACAGCTTGGTTTGCAGTCGGTGTGTTATTTTATGCAGTGGTTGGATATTTATTACGATTGACATTTAATGGAACTGGAATGGCAATGACAAATGCTCTTTGGTCTGGATTGTCCGTTGTCGCAACAACCGCAGTTGGTATTCTACTCTTTAAAGAGACCTTGCACCTCCACGACTTTTTCGCGATCGCCTTGATCGCTGGCGGCGTGATGATTTTGAAGGTAACCGACTAGTCTTGCGTCTCTTACGACCGCCACTATATTCAACTTCTTCTGGTTCTGGTTGAGGACCAGCTGGACCACGTCTCAAAAATTCCGCAGTATATCCTACGAGTTCACGCGGAAGAGGTGATTCTTGTACTTTTTTGTCTTTTTTACGCATCGTTGCTGTCAACACTTTTCCGATTGCTTCTCCTCGTTCGGCAGATAATCCAGCAGCAGTCATAATTTCACTCCAATGCATAGGTCGAATCATTACAACATCTTGTGTTTGAGTTCGTTTATCAAATACAGTCATATTCATATCCTCAATATCTGCTCTATTGGTTTGTGTGAACGTAAGACGATGACTTGGTGAATCAACTTCCATTGAATTGCCACTCGCTCGTAAAGGTTTTCGAACTCGAATTTGAGTTTGGTCGTCTAAACTTACTATGATACCAGCATACGTATCTCGAATACCCGTCACGCGTTGCATTTATACTTTTGCACGATGTAAAATATGTCCGTCCTTGGAAGGCCAATAAATAAACACTTTTTCTAATTGGTGGATTCCGTCAAACATAATGACATAACACCATTCTGCATCATACCCATTGTGATGACGTTCTTGGGCGAACCGCAGGACATATTGCTCCATTGCAGAATAATCCATAAACAGAACTGCATCGTCAAAGGTTGCCATGTCATCTTTGGGTGCGATCATATAGACTGGCATCTACTTTTTACGACCATCACTATCCGTAAGTTTGGTATTGGGTTTACAACTTCCAAGTCCAACTGTTTGTTGCATCATTAAGGGTGCTGGTGCTCCAGGAGCAGGACAAGAAACATGATTGAACCCAAGAATATGTCCCATTTCATGTGTCACCATATATTGGCGATAGTCTTTGAGAGGAAGTTCGCTTTTCTTGGCTCCTGTCGTCCAACGCATGGCATTCAATCGCAAGTGTTTCCCGCCTAATTCGGCACACGATAGGGATGAATCTTTGCACCCCGCTTCCAAGATTTCACGTGGAGACGAAAGATGAATGACACACCGAGGATTTGTCTTGACCTCACGAAACGAGTATCCGCGTGATTTCCATCCACGGGAATCTGCAAGATATCCACGGACTTCTTTTATGAACTCTCCGAGTGGATACTTGACATCGGCATCCACGACGCACATATAAGTTATCTCCATTATAATGAAATGCGATGGAAAATGCCCCGCAAAATGAGTCGGAAGTATTGTCGGAAAACTCCGTGTCGGAAAATGGGATTCACACAGCGTTCAAGCTGTAGACCGTATAAGAACTGCTTCACCCGAAGAGCAAAAACGAAAAAACAATAAGCAAATGGAGTATAGGCACCATGCGATGCGAATGTTGTAAGAAAAAATCACACTTGGAGTTCAAGTGCGAGTGTGGGAAGGTGTTGTGTGTCAAATGCAGAACCCCCGAAATTCATGGATGCGACTCAAAGAAAGACCAGAAAGTTATTCTTGAGAAAGTTGTTGCTCCGAAACTTCTTGAGATGATATAGTCAATGTTGTTTGGTCGTCTTCGTCTTCGTCATCAATAATTTCCATCAGTGTATTCATGATTGCAAACATGGTGCGGCGTCCAATGTAGTCTCGTTGTAACACAGAGCCAACGGTTTCATTGTGTTCGTTAATATAGATTTCAATTTCCAGAATGGATCTGGGAACATTGGTATTATGTAGCCAAATCAGCCATCTACGGTTGTCAAAGTTCTGAATGTTATACTGGACGAATCCAGTCATTCCGAGTTCTTCCAAGGTTTCAATTACTGCGAGTTCCATGGTACATCTCTCTCTGGAAAGCAAAAATATAAATTCGTTTTGAGAATGTAAATGAACGTTTTTCTGGAAGCTATTTTGGTTGGCTTGTTTTTGATTCCTGTGTTTTGGGTTGCCGAGAAAATCGCAAGTCCGTATGGAAAGTTTGCTGTTGTCTTTGTAGCGGGTGCATTGTTTCATTTGGCTGCGGAAGCCTTAGGAATCAACCAAGCCTACATTGCAATGAAAAAGTAGTGAGTGAGGTGTTTTGTTTTGTTTTTAAGAGCAATCTTCACATACAAGACGGTCCCATGTTCCGTACACGCTGACCTTGTGGCACAAGCAATTCGCACAACTCGTCCAGTGTGCGTCGCAGCGAACACGATGACCTCGCCATACTGCTTGGAATTTAATCAATTTTGGAATGGCTTGTTTTTGTTGTTCGCGGCGAATGAGTGCATTCACACGCCATGCTTTCGGAGAATCCATCAATTTGCCGACGATTTCGTCCATTAATTCTTGAATTTCTTTTCCGTATTTTTCAGGTTCATTCAGCATGTCTTCCAGGAGCAGATAGTCTGCATCCAAATTTCCGTATTGCTGTACGCGAATTGGGTAGTAAGGTTGTGCTGGAATGTATGTTTCTCGCAGTGATTGAACGTGGTCTACCCAGCGCATTGCGGCTCGCACATTTTTTGTGGTTTTCAAATGATTTCGCGCGCCGTTTTCCCACTTCTCTTGTGGCATCTCCAACCAGTATTTATAAAGAGTTTCTTCGTGCTGTGTTTGCACGTCACCCCAACGACCAATATCAGCGAATTGTTCCATTGTATTGCTTATGTCCTACTATCACCACGTCTTTCAGTGTCTGTTTTGGTAGGCCCACTTATCCATTTTTTTCGTGAAATTAAATTCGTTTTCAAAATCATTTTCATTCACAAATTTTCAAAACGAATTTATTGTTTTCAAAATACTCGAACAGTGTCCCCAAGCAAAATGTCGACCACCATTGAACAATCCTTGAAGCAAATCATCGCAGCCGCGATTCATCAGGTCAAGAGTAAGGCCTATGAGCGTGCTGAAGATGTTGATCCTGTTGAAGCATTCATTGAAGATTTATTCGCAGTCTTGTTTCCTACCCAACAACCTCAACAACAAACGGAAGTCCAACACGTAACAGTTCCCACGGTTGCCGCAGCACCCGAGAAACCCAAGCGAGGCCGTAAACCCAAGGCAGCCGAGCCTGAAATTAAACAAGAACAACCTCAACCTGAGGCAGCACCCGAGAAACCTAAACGAGGTCGTAAACCAAAGGCTCCTACAACTCCTCCTGCTGCACCAGAACAAACCGAAGCACCGCCTGCTCCTAAGAAAGAGCAAGCCAAGAATATTGACAAACTCACAGCCACCAACAAGAAACACATCAAGAAGTGGGCCGAAGAAGTTGGTGTTGCAGAACCTGATACAAAGGCATTGTTGGCACATGTCAATGCAATGTCTGCAGAAGAGTTCAATGCATTGACCTTCGAGCAACATGTGAAGAGTTTCTTAAAACCTGCCGAACAACCACAAGAAGAGGCTGAAATGGAACTCTTGGAAATGGAGTTTCAAGGCAAGACATACTATGTAAAAGAAGACACTGAGCGTGTGTATGAAATGCGTGATGATGTTCCTGTAGCAGTTGGTTATGTTGGCATGGCAGCGTTTGCAGATATGAAGTTGTAAAGCAAAAATAAACAATATTAATTCTGTATTAATTCTGTTTTTGTTTTTTACTGTTTGATTTTGCGACAGATGTGAGAGATGTATGGGCTTGGAGTTTTCAACACACATGCAAAGCAGTTTGTTTGGTGTTTTATTTCACATGCCTCACACATATCTTTTGAGTTTGGTGCAGGTTCGCAACAAGACAAGCACTGATTCGGAGGTGCTTTGAAACATTCACATCCACCCCATTCACCATCACAACCACACAACCGCTCCTTCATCAAATCTTCACCAAATTGGCTCAATGGATATGGAAGTCTGCCTTCTTTCCAGAGCGCAAACTCGCAGTCATAACAGTAGTTGTGACTGAGAATGATCTCATTTTCCGT